GAAGGGGCGCGAGATGCCTCTTGCGGGCGCGCTCTCTTTGTAGCTCCTTTCTTTAAGAGAGTCAACACCTCTTGCGTTTTTTCTTGCGGGGGCCGCGCCTCCTCTCGCGGGCGCGCTCTCTTTGTAGTGCCTCTCTTTAAGAGAGTCAACGTCAATTCGATTGCCTGTGCGCCATTCTATTCGGTTGTTTTAAGACACCCTGTTTCAGAGCTCGCGACGTCTAAGACGCCCCTAGAGGGGCCTTCCTGAAAGAATGGGGGGCGTTCGGGGTAGGGGGGTAGACTGCAATCTCTACCCCCCCTTCGCGCGCCAGAGAGCTAGTGATCGATATCGTGACTGGTGCGTACTGCGTTCGGGGGGGTACCCCCCTGGGAAAACCGCCGGGCAGGAGGGGTAGGTGCCAACCTCAGAAAATTCGTAGCGATTCAACCTTGTTCTAAAACGAAATTATAAAATGCAGCATCCAGAAACCCTTTCTTAGACGAACGCCGCTGCCCCCACCCCCACCCCCCGACCTACCCTACCTGTGTGCTGCGACTGTGCGCGTACTAGGGGGCGAGGTCGAGGGCGTCGAGGGCTGCGTCGGTACCCTCTGTGCCGTCGGGGAGTTGCTTGAGGATGTGCATGGAGTTCAGGGTGCGGGTGAGCTCTTCGTACATCTCTTGGGGGGACATCTTCTCGGTGCGGATCGAGAGCACGGCGAGGGGTTCGCCGGTGACGATGCGTTCGATCTCCAGGGCCGTCTTCAACATGACCTGTGCGTCGCGTACGGCGCCGGACACCGTCGTGATCCAGTAACGGATTTCTTTCATCGACATGCCTTGGACGGCGGCGCTGTTCTGTGTGCGGCCCTCGAATTCCGCCACCAACCTCTGCACACCTACCAACGCCTTCGAGCACGTCGCCGCGAACATGATCGCGTTCGCACGACTCAGCTTCGCGCCCTTCGCCTCTGCACTGCGCGCCTCCAGTGCATCCTTTCGTGCGTCGAGTCTCGCCTGCTCTTCGAGCTCGATGGCTTCGCGCTCCCGCTGTAGCCGCGAAGCGCGTGCCTGCATCTGTTCCGTCTCCAGCACTTCTTTTAGAGACTTCGCCCAACTCAGGCCGCGCCAGCCCTTCTCGTACGCCGCCTGCGCCACCCTCCGCGAGCACTTGCATCGCCGCGCCGCCTCGGCGTGGTCCTCTGCGTTATCGCGGTAGTAAGCCAACAGCGTCTCGTAAAGATCGCGCGTGTATTGCTGCTTCGCCATGACACGACTACTCATACAACAATGCGAGACGCACTGCTCGACGAGCGCAGCAAAGAGAAGGTTCTCAACTGGATCGCCAGCAACCCGCAGGCGGCCCGAGACATGATCGAACGCGCAGAGCGTATCCGAATCGCCGCCGCGCGCCTGTCCTGTGACGTGTTCTGTGAGTTCGTCGGCCGTGACGAACTCACCCACAAGCCCATCAAACAGGCGCCCATCCACCGCCGCTTCCACGAGATCGCCTCGAAACACAAGCGCGCTGTCATCTGGTCGCACATCGAGTCGGGTAAGTCCTTCTCGCTGTGCGTCATGCGCACCCTCTGGCTCCTCGGAAACAACCCCGACCTACGCCTCGCCATCGTCTCCAACACCGCCGGGCAGGCAGTCAAGATCGTCAAGGCGATCAAGACATACATTGAGCAGTCCCACGAGCTGCATCTCGTCTTCCCGAACCTGCTTCCCGGTGACCGATGGTCCGACGCCGCCATCACCGTCAAGCGAAACTCCGCAGCCCGCGACCCCTCTGTGCAAGCCGTCGGCGTGCACGGCAACCTGCTCGGCGCGCGTCTCGACGGAGCCTTCCTCGACGACGTGCTCGACTACGAAAACACCCGCACCGAACACGCACGAGACGATCTGTTCCGTTGGTACAACGCCACCATCGCAGGCCGCATGGTCGCCGGGGCCTTCATCCACGCCGTCGGTACCGCGTGGCACCCCGAAGACCTCATGCATCGCCTCGCGCAGCTGCCAGGGTGGTTCTCCGAACGCAACCCGGTCGTGCGCGACGACGGCTCCCTGTCGTGGCCCGAGCGTTGGCCCCACACTCGTATCGAAGAAGCCAAGAGCCTTGGCACCCTGGAGTTCGCACGCCAGCTTCTCTGCGTCGCCCGTGACGACAACGACTCGCGGTTCCGTGAAGAGTGGCTCAAGCGCGCCCTCGAACGTGGCAGCGGGCGCTCGATGCCCGGCGAGCTGCGCGTCGTACCCCCCGGTTACATGACCGTGACCGGCGTAGACCTCGGCACCGGGAAGAAGAACTCCGACCTAACGGTGCTGTTCACCATCGCCATTCACCCAAACGGCGACCGCGAAGTGCTCTGCATCGAGTCGGGGCGCTGGACCGCGCCCGAGATCGTGCAGCGCATCGTGAACACCCACCAGCGCTACCTCTCCATCGTCTTCGTCGAGTCGAACGCCGCGCAGTCGTTCATCCTCGACTTCACACGCGACCTGTCCGCAGTCCCCGTGCGCCCCTTCAACACCGGGCGCAACAAGAGCGACCCGGTGTTCGGAGTCGAGTCCATCGCCGTCGAGATGGAAAACGGCAAGTGGATCATCCCGAGTCGTGGTGGCCAGCCGCTCACGAACGAAGTCGCAGCCTGGATGAACGGCATGATGAACTACTCCCCCGCGGGCCACACGTCGGACTACCTCATGGCGTGCCTGCCGCCCGGCCAGCGCGTGATGACTCACCGCGGACCTACGCGCATCGAGGAAGTGTCCGTCGGAGATCGCGTGCTCACGCACAAAGGTCGCTGGCGCGCCGTCACCGAAGTCACCAGCCGCGAGTACAACTCGTTCGTTTACAAGCTCACGCCGCGTAACGGGCCGCCGATCATCGTCACGCACGAGCACCCTGTGCTCGCACAGTTCCCCGAAGACTTCGCCTACCGAACGAAGGGCGAGTTTCGCTGGCCGGCCGGGTGGCAGTGGGTGCGCGCACGCGACTTGAACGTGCACCACGCGCTGCTGTCTCCGCGTCAGGACTTCTCGGAGTGTGCGCCCGAACTCCCTCCCGACGCAGGCAGCTTCGGCATCGAGCTGGACGAAGACTTCATGCAGTTCGTCGGCATCGTCATCGCCTCTCGCGCGCGTATCCGCTCAGGGGCCAACCACTTCACGATAAAGCTGCCGCCGAACTCCATGCACTTGCGACTGTTCTGTACGCAGCAGGCCAACCGCGTCGCGCTCGGCACGTCGTTCCACATCGAAGAGGACAAGAGCTCGTTCCGCATCGTGCTCGGCCCGAAGGGCACGACTGCCATGCGCTTGCTCGGGGCCGCCGGCCGTCGTCGCTCTCTTCCCTGGAGCTGGGTGAGCGCCCCGACGCACCTTCGTCTGGCTGTGCTCCGCGGGTGGGTGCTCGTGTCCGAAGACCCGATGCCGGTGGACCGCTTTGGCAACAGCGCCTTCGTGCTGCGCACACGATCGCTCGGCATGGCTGAGCAGGCGCGGCAGACGCTCGTGGACGCAGGCTTGCGCCCCAGCCTTGTGATCGATAAGCCGGAACACCTTTTCACGCACCCGGTGACGGGCATTACCTCGCTCGTCGATGGGCACTACCGCGTGACGCTCGGCGTGCACGACACGTCGGTGTTGTACGAACGCTGGGGCAGCGACCTCGACCGGGTGCATTTCGGCGGCAGCGTGCGTAAGCCGCCCGCTGCGGGCTACTACACGGACGCCGTCCCCGAGGGTGTGCGGTGCCCGCTGCTTCGTATCGACAAGAGCAGTTACGCGGGCACCGTCTACAACCTGCACGTCGAGGAGGATGAGTCGTTCGTCGTGCACGGCTACGCCGTTCACAACTGCTGGTTCGCGCGCGAAGGTGCGCGCACCGCGGGTCCGAAGGAGCGTAGGCGCGCACAGCTGCTCAAGCACTCCCTGCTCCAGCGCTGACGCGGTAAGGTACGAACCATGAGCGTGACGAACGACGGCACGGGCCGGGACACCGCCATCGCGGCCTTCGATCAGATGGGCGCGGGCGACCGCATGACGGCTCGGCAGGTGCACTTGAACCACCTGTGGGGGTTCTTTCGTGCGGAGCAGTACGCGCATCGGAGCATCGCGTGGGACGGCACCCCCGCCATGCCGACGGAGCAGCGCGCCGCGGTCGCGCACGCAGGGTTCATCCCGCCGGGGTTCGAGGGCAACCCCGATCAGACGCTCTCGCTTCGGTACCGCCGTCCCGACGCGCCCTACCACTTGGGCCGCGTGATCGTCGAGCGCTTCACGGGCCTGCTGTTTTCGCAGCGGCGGCACCCCATCGTGCGCACGCCTGGCGACACGGACACCGAGGATATGCTCACGGCCATCTGCGACGAGGGGCGCCTGTGGTCGAAGATGGTTCTCGCGCGCAACTACGGCGGCGCGATGGGCTCAGTCGCCGTGGGGTTCAAGCTCGACAAGGGGCGCCCGGTCTTCGAGGTGTTCGATCCGCGGTGGTGCATCCCGCAATACCTTTCGCGTGCGGAGAACACGCTGCGCAAGCTGGAGGTTCGGTACGTCTACTACGAGCCGGTGGTGACCTTCGACGAGAAGAAGAACCGCGTCGTCGAGCAGCGGCCGTTCTTCTACCGCCGCGTGATCGACACGCAGTCGGACGAGGTGTGGGAGGGTGTCCCCGCGGACAAGGGCGAGCCGAACTGGAACGCCCTACCGTCGGATCGCGTCGAGCACGGCATCGGCGAGTGCCCCGCCGTGTGGATTCAGAACCAAGAGGTGCAGGACGACATCGACGGCGACCCCGACGCGCACGGCGCGTTCGACATGATGGAGCAGATGGACGCACTCATCTCGCAGGCGAACCGCGGCGTGCTGTCGAACTGCGACCCGACGCTGCTGATTGTCTCCGAGGACGAGCTCCCCGAGGGGTTGAAGAAGGGCTCCAACAACGCCCTCAAGATCACCAAGGGCACCGCCTCGTACATGGAGATGAACGGGCAGGGGCCGCGCGCTGCGCTGGAGCTCGCCGAGCGCTTCGAGAAGCTCATCTGTCGCATGGCGCGTGTCGTGATCGACCAGTCGAGCTCGCAGGTGGCGAAGACCGCGACGGAGATCGACCGGGACTACAGCTCCATGCTGGAGAAGGCCGACGTACTGCGCGAGCAGTATGGTGAGCGCGGGATCAAGCGCCTGCTCCGCATCGTCATCAAGGTGTGTAAGGAGGCGATGAAGCCCAAAGTCGTCGAGGGCGTCGGCGTTGTTCGGCAGGTGATGGACTTGCCGATGCGGTCGATCACGGACCCGAAGACGGGCGAGCGTACGTTCGTGCCGCGCAAGTTCGGCGAGAGCGACCACATCGTGCTCGCGTGGGGGCCTTACTTCCAACCGACGCTCTCCGATGCGAACACTGCGGTGCAGGCATCTGGTATGGCGAAGGAGAAGGGGCTCGTGGACGCGGTCACGGCGACCAAGTTCATCGCACCCTACTTCGGGCTCGACGACGCGGCGGAAACGATCAGCCAGATCAAGAAAGACGCCGACGAAGAGATGGCCAAGATGGAAGAAATGGCGCGCCGCCAGATGGCCATGCAGAAGGAGATGGAAGCGGATTCGTCTGAGGAGTCAGACGAAGAGGAGCCGGAGGACGACGCCGCGTTGGAGGACGAGCTCGCATCGATCGACGACGAGCTCGCTGGGCTAGATGACGGGGAGGAGCCGCCCACCGAGGATGAGCTACCGCCCGAAGAGAACGCATCCGCCGAGGTGTGACGCATGGCTTCGTTCTTCATCCATAACAGTCGGCCTGTTCTCGGCACGGGGCGTTACCCCTCGTGGGTGGGGCGCAGTGAGCACTTGGACGACGTGCGGTTCATGCCGCTGCCGCCCAAGGAGCAGCTGCTCACGCCCACGGTCGTGCACGACGCGAAGACCGGCCTCGCGTATCCCATCTTGGATAACATGCCGGACGATCAGTGGGTCGCCGCCGATGTGGTGATGCGCTGGTACAGCGCGTCCTTCGAGATGGTCGTGAAGTGGGTGCGCGAGGGGCTGATCGCGGTAGGGGCAACCCGCAAGGGCGTGAAGCGGTACCGCATTCTGGACCCGCATCGTCTTATGCGGGACAAAATCAGCCGAGCCGCGAAGGCCAATCGGAGGGCGCGCTAGTGAAGCCGAAGCTGTCGTTGATTCACGGAAACGGGAAACTCGAGGAGATGGCGTCGGTGCCGCAGCGCCGTGTGCCGGCGCGCCTCGTACGTGCAGCGGCAGCGTTCACCAAGATGGTCGCCAAGGGCGAGGTGACGGACTTTCTCATCCTCGCCGTCGAAGCAGACGGCAACACGGCGACACTTGGCGCGTTCCGCGGGTCGAGCCAGAACGACTTGATCGCCGAAACCAGTCGCGCTCTGCACGGGCTCGTCACCGGGGAGTTCGCCGAGAACGACGACACCCCTGAGACGCCGGGTGACCCGTTCGGTAGCTCGCTGTGATTATCTCGTTCGAGTTCGACGGGGTGATTGTGCGCGACGACACCCGCGCGTTCGACGACATCGAGACGCCGCTCGAACTGATCCCTGGCGCGACGCTCACGCTCAAGTCGATGCGACGCGCCGGGCACACGCTGCTTCTCTACTCCGATCGAGCCAACCGGGCTCTCCGTGTAGACCCCCGCCTGGACCCACTGGTCACGGCAGGTGTCATCAAGGTGGACCCGGTGCTTTGGAAAGAGCAGCAGGGGTTTTACGAGAGCCGGTACCAAGAGATGCTCGCCTTCGTGCTGGCACATCTTCCCGGCGTGTTTCACGCAATCGATGACGGGCTCCAAGGTAAACCCGTTGTCGATCTGCACATCGACGCGAAGGCACTCGCGTTTCGACAGAGCGGCTGGCCGGGGTTGATGCAGTGCTTCGGCTACCGCACGAGGAGAGTACGATGACGATTCAGCACCGACGCCGCTTCATGGGCGGGCGCGCCACGCCCGAGCAGTACCACAGCAAGTATGCGTTCCCGCCGGGCACGCGGTGTCAGGTGGCGGGCTGCTCGGCGCGCCCGCTGACGCGCATCATCGTGATGGTTCCGTATGAGGAGCTCCGTAAGACGGACCCCGGCATCGACGTGCTCGCGGCGACCGATCCGGCGAAGTTCCTCGCCATGATGATCCCGCTCAAGATCAACGGGCCGACGCAGCCCGCGGTGAACCACATTCGCATCTCCACCGTGTACGCCTGCAAGACGCACACGCCCGATGCGGAGCGCGCCGCGGCCCACGGGCCTTCGTGGGCCGTCGTCGAGATCAACCGCGGCCCCGGCGAAGACAAGCCGAAGGTGGGCTGGGGGACGATGCCGACGTGATCAAGCGCGGAAGCATCGTGAAGCGTTACGGCGGGAAGGGGGCGACGGCTCAGCACCTCATCCCGCGGTTCGCTCGTGCAGACTGGTACGTCGAGCCGTTCTTCGGTGCCGGCTCCGTGTTCTTCGCGCTGCCGCTCGCCGCGTACCAGTTCTACGCGGTGAACGACCGCGACAGCGACGTGGTCAACTTCTTCCGCATCCTTCGAGACAAGCCGGACGTGTTGCAGGCGCTCGTCGAGCTCTCGCCGCACGCACGAGACGAGCTGGTCGCCGCGCGCGAACCCACCGACGACCCGGTCGAAAAGGCGCGGCGCTTCTGGTGTCGCTCCCGCATGGGGTTCGCGGGGATCGACTTGCCGACGAACGGGTACGGGCGAGGCACCCTCAGCGGGTACGGGAAGATCGACCAGCTCCGTGAGTACGCGCGCGCCCTCGTGCGGGTCACGGAGATCGACAACGCGGACGCCATCGACTTCCTCTCCGGCTACGGGACGCAGGCTCAGTGCAAGGCGCACAAGGTCTTCATCTACGCAGACCCGCCGTATGTGCTCGGTACCCGCAAGGGCGTCGGGTACGCGCACGAGATGACCGATGAGCACCACCGGGCACTTGCCGCGAAGCTGCGTGAGATCGTCTCGTACGGTGGCCGTGTCGCTGTGTCGGGATATGACAGCGACCTGTACAACGAGCTTTACGCAGGGTGGCGTACCGTACGGTTCGACACCGCGCTGCTTTCCAGCAAGCAGCTTGCTGGAAAGCAGCGCGGTACGCGAACCGAGGTGCTCTGGCTCTCGTACGACGAGAGTGAAGAGATGGGTGCCTACGCGCCCAGGGTGCGCCCCAAGAGCTCGCTCGAAGCTGCGCTGCTCGCTTCCGCACGAGGTCGCCGCTAGTCTGGCGGCATGGCCCGCGACAAAGACCTAGAGAAGCTCCTCAAAGAAGCTCGTGCTGCGGCGGCCGAGGCCAAGCGGCTGCGGACCTCGGGGGGTGACCGGGGCGCCATCGCAGCACTGCGAGCCAAAGCGGCGTCGCACGTCGCTGCCGCGCGCACCCATGCTGCTGGTACGGCGCAGCGTGTGGGTGCTGCCGCGTCGTCTGCCACTACGTCGGCACGAGCGGGTGTTGTTCGCAAAGCAAAGACCGCCAGACGCGTCACGGCTCAGGCACGTCAGCCGTTTGGCGCCGCGAAAGAGATGTTTGGCAAGGTGCGGCTGCCGTTTGCCAAGCAGTCTGTAGAGAAGCCAGCACCGCAACCTAGCGGCCCGTCCAGGCCGGAGGCAGCGACCCAGCATCGCGACGCGGCGCGCATGTCTATTCAAGAGGCGCGCCGCCTTCGTGCGGCGGGTGACGAGATTGGTGCTCAGCGTGCACGCATGGCCGCCGAAGCGTCGCTCGCTGAGCACGACCGTGTGCTCGACGAGGCTGGAATCAAGAACAAGGGGCGGCACAAGGGTGGCGTGCAGGAAGCGCGCGACACGGCCGCCGATTCCGAGCACGAATTTCATGCCGCGCGGGCACGCAGGTTTTTTCAAGACGCGCGAGACATGGCGGCACGCGGTGACAAGGCGGGGGCGCGCCGCGCGAAAGCGGAAGCGGCGCAAGCCCTCTCAGACATGGATGCTGCTCGGGATCGTGCCGGCCTCCCGAACGAGGGGAGACACCGGCCGGGGTCGTCGCGGGCGCCGCAGAACGAGCACGAGTTTCACGACGCTCGTGCCGATGAATGGCGCCGCAAGGCGCAGAAGTTGGAGGCGGAAGGTCGCGTTGAGGAAGCACGCGCAGCGAGGCGCGACGCCCGCAAGGCCGAGAAAGATGCGGACGCGTCACGTGATCGCGCGGGGTTGCCGAACAAGCTGCGGCACCTGCCGCCCGGCGACCCGCGCCGAAAGCAGGCACGCATTGACGAGCAGGTTGCCAAAGAGGTCGCAAAGCAGCGCGAAAAGCTCGGGCTGGACCGGCAGGTTGGCCCAGGTGCGGACAAGCGCCCGAACATCGAGCGCGCGAGAGAGGCGGCACGCCGCGCGAGTGATCTAAACCGCCGCGCTTCTGTTGCGCTTGCTGCGGGCGACACTGACCTTGCAAAGAATCTTCGTGAGGCCGCAAAGCAGCACGCGCGGGCAGCTCGCACGTTTCACAAGCGCCACAAAGAGCACGATGCGAGGCGGTCGCTTGAAGGCGACTACTGGTCGTCTCAAGAGAAGAAGTGGCGGGACAAGGCCAAGAAACTCCGCGAGGAGGGTCGCACCCGTGAGGCGGACGCGGCGCTGTCCGACGCAGAAGACGCAGGCATTCGCGCCGACGCCGCCAAAGAGGCGGACGGTGTAAAGAACAAGCAGCGACATCTCCCCAAAGCCGTCCACGAGATGATCGCGGGCGCGCGTGCGGATAAGAAGCGTCGCGACGAGAAAGCTCGTGCTGATGCGCGTGTCGAACGCGAACGACTGCGTAAGCAGAAGAAGTACGACGCAGCGATTTCTCCCGAAGGACAGGCAAAGGCAAAGCGTCAGCGAATCCGCGTTCGCAGAGCGTCGATTCGCGAGCGTATGCGTCAGGAGCGCCGCAAGTCGTATGGCGCCGGCCACGCTTTCGCGAAGGGCCGCACCGCGGAGATCATGGCGGCGAAGAAAGGGAGAGCTTTCGTTGCCAAGATCGACAAGCGTGTTGCCGCTGAGCACGCCGCGAAAGAGGCCGCTAAGGCGCGTGCGAAGTGGGACGCCAGAACCGCGCCGTTCAAAAAAGCAGCCAAGGCCGCCTACAAGGTGGTGATGCGTAAGGAGTACAAGCGGTCACTGAGCGACCAGGAGAAGCTCGTGCACGCCAAAGCCGTAGAGAAAGAGCTCGCCAAGGAATCCGCCAAGATCAACAAAGACGTGGTTGCTGCGCACGCGCTGCGTAGGGAGGCCGCGGCGCGCCTCGCGCGCGCGAAGGCCGCTCGGGACATCCCCGAACTGCGTGTGCCGGGGTCACCGACTGAGCTCGCGTGGGCAAAGGCCACGCGCGAACTCGAACAGGCGAAGGCGCGCGTGGCCGCAGCGAAGCAAGCTCTAGCGGATCACCGTCTTCGGCGGAAGGCTGCGGCGAACGTACGCTCTACGATCGAGCAGACCATCGAGAAGGCGCTCGGCACGCGCATCAAGCGCGGCGTCGGGAAGGTGGTGCACGCGCTCAAGGCACCTTCGCGTCGAGTGAAGGCGATACGTTCTGCGATTGCCACGAAGTTTTTGGAGTTCAAAAAGAAGCACGGCATCGACAAGCCGCTCAAGCCGGACCAGCGCAAGACCATCATGCAAAAGCTGTTCGGCAGCGACAAAGGCTACCGCGGTGAGGCGTACGTCGCAGGCGGCATGGGCGGCGTCGGCATGATGTTCCTCACGGGCAGGAGCGGCTTTCAGCACCCCGACCACCGCGCGAAGATGCGCGAGCTGGCCGAAGAGTTGAAACACGCACACGATGAGGTACCGCATGTGCTGCACAAGGGCAGCAAGGGTGGCGTCTTCTATTACAGCCCCGAGGGTAAGAAAGTGTACGTCACGCGCGGTGGTATCGGCGGGCTGCTGAGCATCCACAAGATGTTCAAGGCCGGTCGTTCGGGTGCGCGCCTGTACCGCTAGTGTGGCGTGCTACGCTCAACCGGCGAGGTTCTCATGGGAGTCACCGTCAGCTATCGACCCACGTTCTTCAACCCGATGAAGGTCGCGACCGGGGGCCTCGGGATGGCGCGCGACTACGCGAAGTTGCGGTCCCTCGCGGCTGAGCACGCGCAGCACGCGCGGCACGCAGCCGCGCGCGGTGACCACATCGCGCAGATGTACCACGAGAGCCGGGCCAAGCACCTATCGACGGTGCACGGCAAGGCGGCGACGATGCTCTCGGCGCGCACCGGTATCGGGATCGGGCGCCACGCCGGTGAGACATTCGGGACAGGTATCAAACACGGGTGGTCACCGGCGAAGCACGTCGGGACGTACACGGCACACATCGGACGTTCGGGCGGCGCAAAGCCATCGCGCGGTGGTAGTAGTGGTGGTGGTGGTGGTGGTGGTGGTGGCGTTCACCGTGACAGTCATGGGAGGTTCGCGTAATGAGCGTAGGTTTTCGTGAGGGCGCCATGATTACACCCTTCGTCGTTCAGCAGCATGAGCGGTTGACTCACCGAGCGATCGGGCAGATTCGCCGCGCGTCGTTCGTCGGAACTGCGGCTGGCGCCATCGGTGGGCACGCCGTTGGTGGGTCGTTCGGCGGTGTCGCCGGAGCTGCCGGGCTCGGTGCGCTCGGCCGTGCGATGGAGGTCGCACGGTTCAACCGGCAGTTCAGGAAGTTCGGCGAGCACTTCGGCGTCACGCCCGCACAGAACGCTGCGATGTTCCGCGCGCACTCGGGTTCATACTACGCTCAGCGCGGGCTCGGCGCTGGTGGTGCGCTGGGTAGCAAGCTGGACAAGCACGCGCGAAGAGTCGCGGCTAACCAGCTCGGCTTCTCACCGCCTGGGTTCTCAGGCAAGCACAAGCGTGACTCGCACGGGCGCTTCGCCTGACCTATCGTCTCCCACATGGGAGACGCCCTCGTCACGGCTCAGCGGCGCGCACGCATCCAAGAGCGTCTGCACAACCGGCGCAACACAGACCCGAACGACGAGGCTGTGTTGCGCCGTCTTCGTCGTGATGCCGCGCAGGCTGGCGCCACCCTCGCCACGGGTGGAAAGGGCGGGCTGCCGCCGACCCTCGTTCGCGATGTGATGCGTCGTGACCAGTTTCGGTGCAAAGCCTGCGGCACGAACCAGGGGCTCATCGTGCACCACAAGGGCGGTCTGGAAGCACCCGTGTCGCGGTGGCTCGCGAACAAGGGGAAGTCCAACGACCCGAACAACATCGTGACGCTCTGCACGTCCTGTCACGACGCGATTCACGACGAAGACCGCGCGCGGTTGTAATGCCGAAGCCAGACCCGCAACGCCAGCTCGTCGGCTTTCACGATGACGTAGACCGACTCATCGACGGACGTGCGCGCCGCGCCGCCGACGATGTCTTCAACGTCGTGATGGCCGAGCTCCGTACAAGTACGATGCGCCGCGGATCGCCGGAGCAGAATGCGGAGCGCATCACGCGCGCCACTCATCACTTGATCGCGAACGACGCCGTGCGTGTTGTGAACGCAGTCAGTGGTGAGATGGTTGGCATCGTCAACGACGCCATCGCGGACTCACAGCAGCGTACGTTGCGCATGGTGCGTGCGTTTGAAGGGAGTGTGCCGCGCGTACTTCGCGACACGGTTCGGCAGCGAACCGACCGCAGTGAGGTCGCGCGCACGATGAACGCCGAGTACCACCGCAACGTCACCCTCGGGTGGGGCGTCGAGATGCGCGCACTCGTGGATGCAACGGCGCGTCAGTCCGCGGCACAGGGCGACAAGCCGCACATCATGTTGGCGAAGATCGACGAGGCGATCAACGCGCACCGATGGCGCGTCGAGTTGTCGGCTTCGTACAGCGCGTCGTCGGCATACAACGCAGCGCAAGAGCGATCCGTGCGGGCGCTTCAAGGCTCCATGCCGGATATCCGCAAGCGTTGGACGGAACGCATCGACGACGCGACGGGGCGCCCGTACGACGACAAGGTCGCCGCCGACAGCTTTGTTTTGCACGGGCAGGTTGTCGCGGGCGACCGTCTCTTTGAGATGCCGCCCGACTCGCGTGCGCCGCACCGCATGGTGGGCGCGACGTGGGCGCACCCGCCGAACCGGCCCAACGACCGGGCTGTCATCACGCCTTGGCGGCGCGGGTGGGGAATTCCGGCGTATGAAATTGTGAATGGCAGGCGCAAGGTCTTGCGCTAGCGTCCAGCGCGCCGGTAGCGTCTGCGGAGGAGCACCCGTCATGGCAATCGACCCGAAGAAGATGATGGCGATGAACGGCAAGCAGCCGGAGCCGCCGCCCGAAGAGGACATGGGCGAAGCCGCCGAGGAATCCCCCGAGGAGGGGGAAGAGGGCGGTGAGGACGAGATGATGGCGGGCGGCGATTCCAAGTACGCCCCCATCATGGAGCTGCTCGAAGACGCTGCCGAAACCATCGAAGATGGGATCGGCACGCTGGATCAAGCGCAGGTGCTCGGCGAAGAGCCGCTTGCGGAGGATCAGCTCCCGAAGATGGCGGAAGTCGTCGCGACCCTCGATCCGCAGCTCATCCTCGGGATGAAGCAGCTGATGATGGACATGACGATGGACGAGGCGATGGAGCTCGGTGAGCACCTCGCTGACGAGGGGTACGCGAGTGACCCCGATCTCCTCGGGGGCTTCCTCTTTCACTTGAAAGAGGTACTGCCCGCGCTGGAGATCGAAGGGATGGAGGAGCCCGGGGCGGGTGCGGCTCCCCCGCCCGCCGAGGCGCCGCCCGAGCGCGTCTCTCCCGTCGCCAACATGCGGCGCTAGTTGCGCTGCTTGTAAGAATCGGGGACCATTCCGTCATGGCAAACAACAGCGAAGCCAAGCCGGTCGTGATGATCCCCGCGTTCGGTGCCATCACCGTACCGGGGGCGCACGCCGATCCTCCTGCGAAAGAACGGCCGCTCGCGGCAGCAGCCGACGCACGCCCGTGGGAGAACCTGCCCCCCGTCGTTTCGACGACCTCACCGCCGCAGAAGTGGTTGGGTACGAAGAAGTGAGCGCGTTCAAGTCGGCCTCTACGCTCCGCACGTCGCGCACGCAGGCAGTTTCCATCGGCACAAGCCCCGCCGGTTTCGGCGACGGCCCGGTGCCCGGTGTGCCGAAGGATCAAGGCAAGCCCTGCGACACGATGAGCGGCATCTCCCTCAACGACTCGCTGCCGCTCAAGGCTTGGCCGAAGGCCAAGCCCGACCCGCGGCCCTTCTGACTTCGCGCGGCGTGCCTGCGCGCGCAGACCGTTGCCGGTAACGGTGGCTCGGCGGCTGCTCTCCAGTCGGGCCGAATACCGGCGCTAGGACTCCCATGACGGACACGATGAACATCGAGCACACGATCAACGTCGCCCCCACCACGGGGGATACGTCTTCGTCGTGTGTCTCGTCCTACCTCGCGACCGTGCGCGTCGCCGGGTGGTCACGCGGGAAGTACACGCTGACGAGCGACTCCCCCGTGAATGTCGATCTCAACGGTCTGTCTGAGGTGCATTACTTGATGGTGCGCTGCTCGGCGAAGGTTCGCATGCGTGCCACGTCTGCGGACGGGAACAACCAAGCGATCCCTGTAAATCCATTCGCGTTCATCGTGTCGTCGGGTGAGCCGATCACGGCCATCGACCTCACGCGCGAAGCGGGCGTAGAAACCTCGGTCGAAGTTTTCTTCGCCGAAGAACCGTAGGAGTGTCTGATGACGACGAACAAGACGCAGACGTACACGCGGCTGCTCGACAAGGCGGCGCCCGACTTGACGCCGGACCTTCTCCGCAAGATGCAGTTCGGCAAGATGATGACCCCGATCAAGGTCACCGTCTCGGGCCTCACGGCGACGGCGACGCCCGACATCACCTCCGCGGCGGTGAAGGCTGCGGCGACCATCGCGGGCATCGAGCTGGAGACGGGCGAGAACCTGCCGGCCATCGGGCAGGTGGTATCGCTGCGCATCGCGGCCTCGGGCACGGCGGCGTCGGTCGGTACCTACGGGGTCACCGACGCGGGCGGCACGGCGATCATCCCGCCGGGTGGCGCCTCGGCGGCGATGGGCATCGCGAAGCTCAGCGACGACGGCAAGACGATCACCTTCCCGAACACCGTCACGGGCTTCGTGCTCGTGTACTACCCGCGGGCGGCGGTCGCCATGAACGCCGACGCCGGCTTCATGGCCCCGTAGTCCGACAGCTACCCTAGCTCGAAGGCAGAGCATCTCTTTTGTAAAGAGACGGGTGCGGGTTCGAGTCCCGCGGGTAGCTCCATCGCTAAGTCGTTCAACGCCACGGCAGCGGTTAATTGCCGGTTAAACGAACGAGGACAGACACATGGACGAAGTCACCATCCAGGCACAGCAGGTACAAGCAGACGCGAACGGCAACGTCATCCAGCCGCCACAGCCTACGCAGTCGGGTCAGAAGCCCGAAGCCGCGCCGGCCGCGCAGCAGGGTGGCAACGTTGTCACGATGCCCACGAAGGCGATGGCCGCTCTCAAGCGCGAGGAGCGCTTGAAGGGTCAGCGCGAGCTCGCGAAGCGCCTGGGCTTCGCGACGATCGAAGAGATGGAGGCGTCGTTCACCGCCAAGCGCGCGGAGAAGCCCGCCGCCACGACCGAGGCGAAGCCGAGCCAGTCGGCGCAGAACCACCAGCGGCAGACGCCCAAGCCCGAGCAGAAGAACGCCGCGCAGCCGAACGCGCGGATGGATGACGAGAAGATCAAGCGACTCGCGCGCGAGAAGGCGAAGGCTGAGCGCGAGGCCCGCGAGGCTCGCCGTGAAGCGCTGGCCGCGCAGGCCGAGGCCGAGTTGCGCATCGCGGCGTCCAACTGCGGCATTCGCGACGTGGACTACGCACTGCACCTCGTTCGTACCCGCACGAGGGGCATGAGTGAGGAGCAGCTCCGCAAGTTCGACGAGATCGCGTTCTTCAACAACCTCCGCACGGAGGCTCCGTACATCTTCCGCGAGACGGTTATGCCGGCTCAGACGGGCGTGTCGGAGAACGCGGCGCCCAACAAGAACCCCCCGAGCGCGGGGACCGCGAACGAGCGGGTGGCCATGCAGAACGGCCAGCCGGACGCGCTCAAAATGAAGCCCGAAGAGTACAAGGCGCGTTTGCGCAGCCTGGGCCTCAACGGGTAGTCTTTTCAAGACGAAGGCGCGGTGGCAAACTGCGCTACACAAACACGCGATGTAAAAACATCGCCAGAGTGAGGTAGGCACGATGCCCGAGTTTTCGATCATCGCACAGAACGCGACCGTCCGAGCGTTGGTTCAAGAGAACCTGCTGGAGCGCGCGTTTCACGACGCACTGTTCCCGCGGCTGATCTTCCGCTCCGAGGTCGCCGTGCGCGAGTGGCCTGCGGGCGTCGGCGACTCGATGATCTTCTCCGCGCCGGGGCTGCTGCCGCCGTCGATGCGCCCGCTTCAGCCGGGCACCGACCCGGTGCCACAGACCTACGGCGCGGAGCAGTGGGAGGCGCAGCTCCAGCAGTACGCCGGCACCATCGACACGAACATGCCGACGAGCATGGTCGCCATCGCGGACCTGTTCCTCCGCAACGCGCAGCAGCTCGGCCTCCAGGCTGCGCAGTCGCTCAACCGCAAGGTGCGCAACCGGCTGTACAACGCGGCCGAGTCGGGCTGGACCGTCGCGGACGGCGCGCAGTCGGGCACCTCGCTCCGCGTCAAGCGCCTCAACGGCTTCACGCGCGCACGCTCGACCAGCGGCACTGCCGTGCGGTTCACGCCGGTGAGCGCGAGCAACCCGCTGCCGATCAAGGTGTACGACAACGGCGCCGAGGCGTCGTTCAACGTGGTGGGCTACACGCCCGACACGGCGGGTGACGAGATCGGCCCCGGCGTGCTCACGTTGTCGGCCGGCACCACCAGCGTGTTGAACCGCGCGTACGTCATCGCCGACGACCGCACGGCGATGGTGCGCGTCGGCGGTGGCAACAAGATCGACGACATCATCTCGACCGACATCCCGACACTGTCGTCGGTGCGGTCGATGGTCGCGCGCCTCTGGCAGATGAACGTCAACGAGCACGAGGACGGGCGCTTCCACGCGCACTGCTCGCCCACCTCGGTCGCCAAGATGTTCGAGGACAGCGATCTCCAGCGGCTCAACACGAGCTTGCCGGACTACTACATGTACAAGCAGTTCGCCCTCGGCGAGATTCTCAACACGATCTTCGTGCGGAACACCGAGTGCCCGACCGTGGAGACGGTCTACGGCGGCAGCACCGCAACGTTCAGCCTCGACGACGACTTCGCCGGTGAGCTCACCGCGAACGGCGCCGTGGGCGGGCAGCGCGTCGAGCGCATCCTCTTCACGGGCCGCGACGCGATCTTCGAGATGTACTCGAACCTCGCGGCGCTCGTCACCGAGGCGGGGCTCAACGGCAAGGTTGCGGACGCCAAGATCACCAATCAGGGGATCGAGGTGTTCAGCGACCGCATCCAGATGATCCTCCGCTCGCCGCTCAACCGGCTTCAGGATCAGGTGAGCGCGAGCTGGCGCTTCATCGGTGACTGGCCGGTGCGCACCGACGTGACCACGGGCGACGCCGCGCGCTACAAGCGCATCGGTATCGTCCAACATGCGGGGTGAGTACAAGCGGGTTGGCACTATAACGGCGGTGTGGTAAGTCGCTTGTATGAGCGACGTGAAACACTGCCCACAATGTGCTCGTACGCTGTCGGTCACCGCGTTCTACACAGTGAAGAAACCCACGGGCCTTCGTACTTCCGGCTACTGTCGGGAATGTACGAAGGCCCGTGCAGTTGCTTGGCTCGATGCTCAGCCGCCCGAGTGGCACGCTGCCAAGAACAAGCGCGACGCCGCAAGGTACAAAACGAGCGCAACACCCGAGCAGCGGGCTGCCAGAGCCGAGGCGATGCGCAAGTGGGCGCGAAGAAAGAGGGCCGACGACCCTGCGTGGGCAGCGCAGAAGCGGGCAGACAATCAGAATCGTCTGAAAGCCAACCCCGAGGCGTCGCGGATCAAGAACGCCTGCTCAAACGGGCGGGCTCGCGCCAAGATGGCGGGGCTGCCGTATGGGTTTTCAACGCGCGATTGGGCTGCGGTCCTCGATGCGTTCGGACACGCCTGTGCGTTCTGCGGCGCCGCGCAGTGCCTTCTCGACCTAGAGCACCTCGTGCCGATCAGGCAGGGCGGCGGGCACATTGTCGGGAATGTCGTTCCCGCTTGCCGCCCGTGCAACGCACAGAAGGCGTCCCGTACCCTCAGTCAGTTCGCCGCGCTTAGGGGCATCACGCAGGGCGAGCTCGACGATATCGTGCGTAGGGCTAGTCTCCAGCACGCCGGCTGATCGCAAGAGGGCTGGTCGAAGGCCGGGGGAAACCTCGGCCTTCTGCTTTTCTCCGCACGCCCCTTGCGTTCTACAGCGCGCCGGGCATAATCAATTTCGACCTCGGGCTCCCTTTGGGAGCTTCCTTCGCTAACACCGGCAGGCAAGCCAAGTTAGGTGGTCAGCCTCAGTGGGTCACGGCTTCGCCGTGACAGCCAACCAGTGAGGAGTCGGGCAACCTCTGGTTCAAATCCATGAGCACGCCCAATCTCGGCGGTACGATCTCCAGCACCCTTCGGGGAGCGAGCGAATCGAAGGAAGCTCTCAAACTTCGCCGTTTGATCTTCCCGTCGGGTGCTAGACAACGAACGGCGTCCGTCCTCGGCGGTTATCCGTTGTAACACCGTAGACGAGTCTAGCACCCGACACCGCCACCCTTTACACTCGCGCTATGGCGAAGTCGCGAGTCCTCGTAGTCGACCCTCTGGAAGCAGCCAAGGTCGGCGGCATCACTCCCGAACCCGATCCGCTCGACCTTCTGGACGCGGTCGAGCCCCCGGCGCCGGCCCCACCCGTGCCGGTCGCCCCCGCGCCGAAGCGGGTGCCCGTTTACCGGCTCCTGGCCGACGTGCGGGTCAACGTGAACGGGCAGATGACTACGCTCCGAAAGGGACGGGTCGTTTCGGACGCTTGTGGCCCGAACTACATGCGGGCGCTGCACGAGGCGAAGGCCCAGCTCGAAGAAATCACGGAGTAGCCCATGTCACTGAGCGACACGGAGAAGGTTCGCATTCGGTACCACCTCGGGTATCCGAACGTGACGGCCATCGCGTCGCTCAACGCGGGCATTCCCATTCCGCTCCAGACATTGTTTCTCGTCGAGAACGCGATGGACCGTGTGATCGACGAGGCTTTGCCCATTGTGCGTACGCACATTCAGACACTCGACAACATCGAGTGTCAGCTCGTCGAGGGGCAGCGTAACCTCGCGGTGAACCGTCTCGGTGACATGGAGATTCGCCGCGAGCACCTCGACCAGCTCGAAGGCGAATATCGCCGCTGGGCGAATCGCCTGGCCGACACGCTCGGTGTGCCACTCTACCCGTACTCGTCGAAGCTCAAGTCCACGCGCGTCGGAAACATGACGGTGCGGTGATGTCCTGCGGGTGCAAGTACAAGCCCTGCTTTCACACCGTCACCGCAACCACCGTGCGGGATAGCCTCGTGGCGTCGCTGACGAACACGGTGGACAGCATCCGGCAGATCGCGACGGACCTCGGCGCCCGCCAGTATCAAGTCTCACTCGTGTGGACACGGTGGAGCGAGGGGCGCCGTGGAGCCGGCGTCGAAGAGATCGTCGAGCGAGTCGTGCTACTGCCGACGCCGCTGGTCGAAGATTTCTCGGCGCTCACCGCGGAGGTACTCGCCATCGGGTCGGCGGAGCGTGGGCAGGTGCGCATCTCCGAGATCAGTCCGCGGTACACGGAAGACCAGCTTCGCGGGTATCACGGCGACGGCCGCCCTGCCGACGAGGACGAGCAGTTCTACTACGAGGTGTTTTTCCCGCGCGCGGCGGGGAGCACGGTGAAGGGCTCTCGTCGGCGGTTCGTGTTGACGGGAACGCCGAACTACCTGCCGCTCAAGTTCGCGTGGTCGGTCAACGTGACGCGCGCGTACGACGACACGGACGACGACGGACACCTGACGAGGTAGTCATGGCGCTCCGGCAGAAAGTCCCCATCGCCAAGCTCGACAAGATTCCGAAGAAGGTCGTCGCCGAGGTGGTGCGCTCTCTGGAGCGCGCGCTCCAGCAGAGCGGCAAGATCATTCTTCGTGAAGTGCAGCGCGCCACGAAGGAAGCCGGCGCCGTCGCGACGGGCTCGTTGAATAAATCGTGGCGGGTCGTCACCGGCAAGCGCTTCATCGCCGTGACCAACTCGATGAAGTACGCAGGCGCCGTGACGATGGGCGCGAAGTGGCCGCGTCGGATGCCGAACGTTCGGAAGATTCAGTCGTGGGTTTCGATCAAGTTCCCGCAGGTGCGCCCCGGTTATCGAAAGCGCGTGGCGTTCGCCATCGCAAAGACCCTCAAGCGCCGTGGGATGAGGGGGCGCGACTTCGTTCGCGTCGCACAGGAGCGTGTCGCCGAGCAGGTGAACACGCTGATCGAAACTGCGCTACGATCCGCACCGGGCCGATCCCGTGTCTAACCGAACCACCCTCGTCAGCAGCGCGACACAGCGCGCGGTGTACACGCCGAACGTCGAGACAGACGTGCGGACTGCGGTGACACGCGGGCTGGCCGAGTACCTCGAATCTCTGAAAACTTCGAGCGGCCTCAACCGCTCGAAGACGTTTCAGCTCGTGAAGGTGCTCGACGTGTGGGCCGAGGCTGAGGAGATCGCCAAGTTTCCCAGCGCGTGCGTCTACGCGGTGGGTGACCTGACGTACGACGCATCGCGCATGACGCCGAAGGTCATCGCGGAGGCGAAGTTCACGTCCCCGATCACAAAGAAAGCGACCTACCTCGCGACGTTGGCCGAGCTCTCCCTGCCGCTGAGCGTGGAGCTGTACGCCAACGACCCCGTCGAGCGCATGGCGTGCGTGAAGATGATCGAGGACGGATTGAACCCCGTGTCGTGGATGTACGGCGCGCGCCTCGCACTGCCCCACTACCACGGCGCGCACGCGACCTACGAGCTCCTGCGGTGCTCGTACGGCGACGACGGTGAATCCGTGCAGCGGCGTCTCCGCAGCGCGACGTTCTCGGTGCAGGTAAGCTGCCCGCAGCTCAGGCTGTTCGGCCTGACGGAAGCGACATCTCCCCGGTTTGATCTCGCGGTGTCCGAGGGAGCCGACGCAGCAACAACCTCAACGTAGGAGCGCCCAATGGCAGGGTTCGTTCGACGCTTCGGCTACTTTCCGCCGAAGGAAGTTCTCACGCAGATCGAGGGTGCGGTCGCCATCGACCTGCCGCCGACTGCTTCCATCCAAGGTGTCGGCACCGGGTGCGTTGCGCTCGTCGGTGAGTGCACCGACGCGGGCTACGCGGTGAGTGTCGCCACGAACGGCGACCTCTCCACGCGCGTGACACCGACGGAGGTGTTCGGCGCGCAGGACTTGCTCAACAAGTTCGGCGGCTTCGACGAGACGATCGGCAAGTTCGGCGCGGACCTGGGCAACGCCTTCGCGGCGCTGCGCAACAAGCGCTTCCCGCGGCTGATCGTCGCGCCGGTGGACAACGTCACGCCGAGCAGCGGCACCAACAAGGGCATCCGCGTGTTCCGCGACTTGCCCACGAACAAGAGCGCGAGCGACCCGTCGCCCATCGTGCCCGTCACGGGGGCCACGGTCGCGGCGGGCCGCGAGTTCCTCTCGGCGGCCAATCGCATTCGCACCGCGAAGGCTGTCACGTTCGGCTCCGACGCCGCGTACAAGACCGGCACCGACGGCTCGGTGACGACGGCGGGCGCTGCCGCCACACAGACCTTCACGAGCGCCGCGGGTGACTTCGTCAACAAGGGCGTGAAGAAGGGTGACATTCTCGTCGTCGGCGTGATCGGCACGAACAACGCCGCGAACACGCTCACGCTTCGCGTGAACACTCGTACCAGCGCGACGGCGCTCGAAGTGGAGCGCCTCGACGGGGCGAACTTCGCCTTCGTCACGGAGAGTTCGCTCGCGTACCGGCTTCACGTCGGGCGCACGGCGGACTCGTCCGCGGTATCGGGGCGTGACCAAAGCGCGACGGAGACGGGCGGGTACACGGTTCCGGCGCGCCCGCTCGACGCCACGGTGTCGGCCGGCACGGTCTGCGCCCCCACGGTGGTGCCCGACGCGGCGACCGCGAGCTCCTGGGACGTGCTCTCGGGCCTCGGCGCGCGCGTGAGCCCCGGCACGGCGCTCACCTACGACGCCAACGTGCACGCGCCGAACGCCGCGACCAACGCCACCATCCGCACCCGCTACGAGCGCGCCATCGATGCGCTCCTCTCGGACGCGGAGCCCGTGCGCGACGTGAACATCGTGGTGTCGGCCCGCAAGGACAACACCATCGCCGCGAAGCTCCGCGCGCACGTCCTCACGGCGAGCGAGCGCGGCCTCACGCGACGGGCGATCACGTCGCCCGCCATCAACCAACTCACGCTCAACAACGTACTCGCGAGCTCCGCGCCCGGCGTCGGTGGGTTCCGCACGGATCGCGTGGACTACGCATGGCCCGGCTACCGACACTCGGTGCCGGAAGCCGTCGGGTTCTCGCTCGCGACCAGCGACGGTAGTACCACCAGCGACGGCATCCTCGACGAGACGAACGACGTGCTGCTCGCGAGTGTGGAGGCGAACCTCGCCCCCGAGCGCAACCCTGGCCAAGCGAGCGAGCCGGTGCCCACGCTCATGTCCAGCGTGCTTGCCTTCGCGCGCGGCACGCCTGACATGTCGATCGCCGAGTACATCGCACTGCGCGCCGCCGGCATCGTGGCGATGCGCTTCGACCGCATCGCGGGGCCGATCTACCAGAGCGGCGTCACTACGTCGCTCACCAGCGGCCAGAAGAACATCAGCCGCCGCCGCATGGCGGACTTCATCCAAGACTCGGTCACCAACCGGCTGAACCAGCTCGCCAAGCAGCCGATGACCGACGCCTGGAAGGGCGCTGCGCTCGCCGAAGTGATCTCCTTCCTCGACGGACTGCTCTCGGAGAACAACCCCGCAGCGCAGCGCATCTCGGGGTACTCCGTGGACGACAAGAGCGGCAACACGGACGACCTTGAAGCGGCGGGCGTGCACGTCATTATCGGTGACGTGCGACTGCTCGCGACGGGCGACGTGCTGGTCTTCCAGACCAACATCGGCGAGGGTGTGGTCATCACGCGAACCCTCACCTAGTTGACGGGTTTCGGCTCGTCGGGTACCACAAACGTGCGTGCCGCACCCCGCGCTTGCGGGGGATAGGGCTCGGATGGTGAAAGCCTCCGAGCCTTGTTCGTTTCAGAAACGCGAGGGCAGTGATGGCTAGCAATCGTATCAAGGGTCAGGAAGTGTCCATCGAGATCGTCGCAGACAACCAGATCGTGTCGTCCATGACGGCCGTGCGGAGCTGCGAGTTCAAGTACAACCGCGAGATTCTCTCCGAGGGTTACATCGGCGAGAAGACCGAGCGGAAGGACTCGATCTTCAAGGGTGTGAGCGGGTCGATGGAGGTGCACCTCGACGATCCCAACGCCTTCAACTTCTTCATCCAGATGAATGACAAGTCCAAGCGCCGCCTGCCGGGGGTGACGGTCAACGTCAAGATGACGCTGAACTTCCCCGACGGCCGCCGCGTGCGGATCATCGTCCCCGATGTGGAGTTCGGAGAGCTCCCTGTGAACTTCGGCTCGCGATCGGACTACGGCACCACGTCGCTCGACTTCGAGGCGAGTGACGCGCGCGCTATCATTGGCTAGAGAGCACTAGCCACAACAACCAACTCAGGCACAGGTATCCCCCATGAGCAGCCCGTCGAATCTCGCCCCCACCGCTACCGCCATCTTCACCTACGAAGTGCCCGCCAAGATGCGCCGGCAGGTGCTCGGGATGGAGGTGCAGACCATCTCCGTCGGAGAGCTCTCCGCGATGGACGAACTCCGCTGTGCGCAGAACGCACGCGGTGACGCCACCGTACTCGCCTTCAACCTCGCGATGGCCAGCCTACGCGCGGTCAACGGCAAGCCCGTCTCGCCCGCTGACGGCTCGCAGGAGAAGGTCTGGTCCGATCTCGGGCCGAAGCTCCGCAACCTCGTGATGGCCGCCTACAGCGAGATCAACAACGCGGATCGTGAGGTGTCCGAGGATTTTCTCAAGAGTCGGCGGGTTACGGTAGCGTAACCCCACCGCGATACGCCCTGGCTTTTCACAAGGCGTACGGAGACGGCAGTTACGCGAGAAAGCTCTGGAAGCTGCTCGCGTTCTGCGCGCGGTACGGGCGGGCCGACCTGGGAACGCTGCTCTCACTGCCCATGCCTACGATCAGAGTGTTCTCGAACGCGATCTCTGAGCTTCTTAAAGAGGAAGCGGCCGAGGCCGAGAAGGACGACTGATGGCAGACGACGAGCCGACTTCAGACGCCGCTAAAAAGGCATACAACGTAGGCGTTGTTATCGGACTGGTGAATCGCACCGTCAAAACGGCGGGCGAAGTCGTCACTGTGATGGAGCGACTGAAGAAGCTCTTTGCCACTACGGAAAAGAGCACTTCGCAGTCGGCCGGCGGAATTATGGCCGCCACGAGCAACATCATTTCTGGCGGCGGTGCGGGCATGGGCAGTGGGGCCGGCGGCATCATGTCGCTGGTCAGTAACTTCAACGCACTCGGTCTTGCGGTCGGCACTGCGCAGCGTGCCTACGCCTTCCTATCCAACACCGTCGTCGGGTTGCACCAGAGTCAAGAAGACATGGTCAACACGATGGCGGGCACGTTTACCGCCCTCGGGTTTGCCAGCGACATTACCGGCGGTGTGAACATCGCCGAGACAGCGCTCAACCGCATCAACGAGGCGGCGGCACGACTACCCGGCGAGACGAGTGAGTACATCACCGTCTTCCAGGCCGGCATCTCGGGGCTCGCGGCGGGGTTCAACAACAACCTCGACCAGATGCTCTCGTTCAGCAACAACTTCGCGGCCATCGGCCGGTCCCTCGGGATCGACGCCGAGCAGATCGGTCGCGACATGTCGCTGATGATCCGCGAAGGGCAGGCGGGTGCCGGTGCGGACGTGGCGACCTTCCAGCGCCTCTTGCCCTTCATCAACAACTACCGCCGGTCGATGGGGCAAGCGGCAGTTACCGCAGAGACGTTCAACCGAATGCAGCAGCCGGAACGTATGCAGCTGCTGGAGGGGACGTTTCGCACGCTGGAGCCGATGGTCCGGCGTGCGGGCGAGACGTACTCCGCGATGCAGGGCGAGTTTCAGGCCCACATCACGGGTATCCAAAGCGCGATCACCGCGCCATTGTTCGATGGCGTGAAAGATTCGCTTCGCGCCATGAACGGGCTGCTGTCTCAGTACGAAGACCGTATCAAGACAGTTGGTGCGTCAATCTCCCGAGCGCTTGTCGGGATGACCGGCCGCTTTACCGAGCGTGTAACGTGGATGTTCACCTCGGTCGAGAGTCGCATGAGCTGGCTTGTGGGGGCTCGCCTTGAGAACATGGCGGCACGCGCGGGTGCGCTGTTCAACGAGATGCAGCAAGGCAACAACGCCGGCCGTGTTCAACTTGGCGGTGGCGCGTTGGCCGCAGGCGCCGTGCTCGGCGGCCCACTGATCGGTTTGCTGGCTGGTGGCTTCTCGAAGTTTCTCGAAGACGAGGATGCAGTCACGACCGTCGTGACAAAGCTGATGGACGCCTTCAACTCGCTGATGCCGATGGCCTACTACATCGCCAACATCTTCGGGCAGTTGAGCGAAGTCGTCGGTGACGTGCTCATCCAAGTGCTTCCAGCGTTCGCAGAGATGATTGCTGGCGCTGCGGAGGGCCTGCGCCAGTTCTTTATGTACCTGAGCCCCGTCATCACTGACTTGATCGACCGTGTTCGTCCTGCGGTGCTGCTCGTTTCAGGGGCAATCAGCAACCTGTTCCGAGCGATCGGCGAGTTTCTCATCCCTGCGTTGCGCCTGCTCGCTATCGGCCTTGGTTGGGCGTGGTCCCGTGTTCGCGAGTATGTGATGCCCGTCATCAACGGCTTCGCAAACGCACTCGCAAGCGTCATCAACTGGATCGCGCGTATGCTTCGCCAAGGTGGCCGGGAGATGGCGAATCTCATGGACGGCGCACGCCCTGAGTTCGCCGCTGACGACCCGATCAGCCGGGGCCTCGCGCGCCTCGCCGCGGCGACCGACGAGAACACGGACGCCGTAAACGCAGAGACAGCCGTCGCGACCAACCGTACCCGCACACCGGGCGCCCGAGGCGGCAACCGCACGCACAACGACTTCCGCAACAGCCACTTCGACATCACGCAGAAGTTCGCAGAGGGCTTCGACCCCGACCGCATCGCGGCAGGCTTCATCACGGACCTTGAGGCCGCGGCCGATAACCGGCTGCAAGGCGGCTTCGAGCCCATCTTCTCCATTCGGTGAGCCGTGGCGACCATCAGCGCAGAAGCGAATGACATCGTCCCGCCGTTCGTCATTAAAGAGACCACCGGCCCGCGCCGTGAGCTCCGACTGACGGGCCGCGCGCTACCCTACCGACCGCTCCAGTTCAGCGGTACGCAGCGCGTCGAGGTCACCTACTACGCTGGTAACCCGGTCGCGACGAGCACCGTCACGGGTACCGAAGAGGGCGACACGACGATCCAGGGCAAGTGGAAGGACAAGTACATCCGCTCTGCTGCCACCGCCACCGCGCCCACCACGACTCGCGGCGGCCCGGCCACCGTGAGCAACACGCGCGTGGACTCCGTCGCTGCACTGGTGAATCTCGTCGATGACATGCGCATGTCCGGCCAGCTCGTCGAAGTGAGCTGGGGGCACATCACGCGCTGCGGGCACATCACGTCGTTCTCGCACACCTGGGACAACCTCAACGACTGTGAGTGGACGCTCGCGTTCAAGTGGACGAGCCAGGGCCAGCGCGTCACACCGCCCGTGGTCGCTGACGGGCCTTCGCCGGTGCGCAACCTCCAAGTGATGCGTGGATCGCTCGCGGACCTCGAAGACATTATCAACGAGGCCCCTGACACCAACTCCATCTCGGGGATGCTCAACGAAGTCAACCGCGGACTGTCCCGCGCGCGCTCCGCGATGGACGAGTACACGTCCACGGCGGTGAGCTTCGCCGGCAACGTCCTCGGGCCGGTGGCGACGGCGCGCAACGCGCTCGGTCTGCTCAACGGTGTCATCAACGGCTGCACGGCGGTGGTCGACACCTACTCGCAGTTCGCAGCGCCCGAAGACGTGTTCATCAACCCGTTCGTCGATGACGGCGAGGCGTACATCAAATACTTCGAGAACCTCGCGTACACGACGGAGGTGCTCGTCGCAGCGAAAGACCTTCGCCGTGAGGCCGCCATCGAGAAGCAGATTCAGCTACAGGTTCTCGAAGCAGAAGTACAGGCGGTGTACTTCGCGCGCGCGGGTGAAACGCTGCGCGACGTGTCGCGGCAGTTCTACGACACGCCGGACCAGTGGCGCGCGCTGATGATCTACAACGGGATGCGTGAACCTGAGCTCGCGGTCGGTGATCTCGTGATGATCCCCGTGCTTACCAGCGGAGTCGTCGGATGAGCGGCGCCTACTACCCAAGTTGCGTCGTGAATCTGAGCATTGTCTTCGACGAAGCGCTGCTCGCGTCGGTCACGCCGCCGGTTCCGCTCTCGACGGACGACACATCGGACGCGCCCGCGTCGGGTGACGGCAACGCCCGGTCGAGCCCCGACATTCTCACGCCGAACCGTGTCGCTCGGCAGGACAAGGTGGGCGGCATTCCGACGTTCATCATGGGGCGCGTACCGAAGTCGTGCTCCGTGGAGATGCCGAGTGTCCGGCAGGCTTCGACCTTCGACCTGACGTTCGACTTTCGTGAGCTGCCCATCGACCCACGCACAGTGCGCGCGCTCGGTGTCGAGATTCACATGGGCACCGTGTCGGCCGCCGACTTCGCCGATGGCGTTCGTCAGGTGGGCGGCAACCGCCCGCGCGCTTCCCAGCTCCGCACGCGCGACGACAAGAATAACCCCAACAACTCCACCATCGTGTTCGCCGGCATCGCCGACGAGTGGAACGTCGAGTACACGTCCGAGGGCGCCGAGATCAATATCTCGGGCCGTGACCTCCGCGGACTGCTGCTCGATTCGCCGATCACGTCGCGCGCGCTCGCCAACCTCAACGTGAACCAGCGCATCGACCGTGTCGTGCGCGACGTGCTCGCAATGCACCCCGGCTCGGACCACTTTCAGGTGGTCGTCAACGAGCGGGAGTGGCCCGACGGCATCCCCGGCGCACTGCCCGACGACATCATTCCGCGGCACCGGCGCGGTGCTCGCGGGCAGCGCACAGCGCCTGTTGCTAGCCAGCAAGGCGGCACGGAGATGACGTATTGGGACGTGATCGTGCGTCTCTGCTACCTCGTCGGCGCCATCCCGTACTTTAACAACCGTTCGTTGTTCATCCGACCGGCCCGTGGGTACTTCCAGCAAGTGAACGCCGGCTTCGATGCGACGACCCGCACACCGTTTCGTCCTGACCAGCCCCGCGGCGATGGGGTGATGGCGCCGTGGAGCGTCCGGCGCATCATCTACGGCCGCAACGCGACCTCGGTGAAGTTCAACCGCAAGTTCGGTGGCAACCAGAAGCCGAAGGTCGTGCGCGTGACCTCCGTGGATTACGACCGCGCGGCGCGAAACTCTCGGAGGCTCGAAGCGCGGTGGCCGATGACCCCGCCGCGGCAGCGAACGGAGCCCAATGCCGCCGCGCTCGCCGCGCGTCTGCGTCGTGCACCGAACGCCGCCGTCGAGGCCGCGTCACAGGCTGTGCAGGACGCAGCCCGCAACCGGGTGGCTCCGTCGGGGCAGCAATCGCAGACAGACACGGTCGACGTGTCGGTGTACGGCGTGCGTAGCCAAGCACGCTTGCAGTCCATCGCGCGGATGCTGTTCGAGGAGATCAGCCGCAACGAGATGACGGGCTCGTGCGAGACGAAAGACCTCGCCAGCTATGGTGGCGGCAACGACGACCCCGACATTCTCCGCGTTCGTCCTGGTGACGCTGTCGAGTTCTTCTTTGACGGATCTGTGGCGCGCGGTGGGCGCGAGTCCATCACGTCTACAGCCGTAGATCACTTCCGCGCGCCGTTCGCGGACCAGCTCCGCGAGATCACCGAGCGCCTGGGGAACGAGCAGCTCGCACGAGCGATCATGGCGACGAGCCGCGGCTCGGTGAACCGCATCCAGAACTTCTTTCGCGTGAGCAGCGTGAGCTTGAGCTGGGACGCGACGGGCACAGGCGGGATCAGCGCCAGCTTCGAGTTCCAAAACTACTTCGTCATCCGTAACGACATCGGCGGTGCGGATATCCAGCAGGCGCTCACACCGCCGACGCGCACGACCGTGCCCTCGCGGTCTAGACGGAGATCGTAATGCCGCGGCGGCGTAGCGTAGACGCAGGCAAAATCTCTCGGCTCGTCTCCCGCCCCGGCGTGGACCCGCGGACGTGGATCACGCTCGCGCGGGTCGTGCAGACAGGCTTCGACCCCGACCACGGGTTCTTCGCGGACGTGGAGTTCGAGCCCACCGGCGAGGAGCAGACGTGCTTGATCGGCGCCGCCTACGCAGGCGACGGTTTCGGCTTCTTCATGCCCCCGAAGCCCGACGACATCGTGGTGGTCGCCGTGCCGTACGGCGACCAAGACAGTGGCCCCGTCATCATCTCGCGCGTGTGGACTGGCGCTGACAAGCCCATGTCGGACGGTGGCGCCGGGAATGAGACCACGGAGGATGTGCTGCTGTACGTCGAGCCGGGCAAGAACCTGCGCGTGCGCGCTACGGGCGGCGGCGGCATCACCATGACCACCGAGGGTGACGGTGATATCCGTCTGCAAGCCACGGGTGGCGGCAAGGTGAAGCTCGGCGACACGGCGCTACAGCCCGCGGTGCTCGGAAACACCCTGTACGATTGGATGCAGACGGTCGAAAACCGCTTCACCACCCTCGGCGCACAGGCTTCGACCCTCCTCGCCGCGTACAACGCACACACGCATGCGGTCTCTACTGCCCCCGGTACGACGGCCACAGCGGTGCCGCCCGCGAGCCCGAGCCCGCCGACGCCGCCGGTCCCGCCTGACCCGCGCGCAACCGATACGGAGGTGAAGTAATGCCCAGCAACGGCTCCGGCTACGGGACAGACTACTGGGGCGTAGGACCGTGGGGCATCGAACCCACTACGGGGGTGTTCTCCATCGAGGACGTGTTCGCCAACAGCGAGCGCACCGTGCGCGTCACTTTCACGGAGCCAGCCCGTGTCGGCACCGCGTTCCGTGCCGGCGCAGCGCTCAACCTGAGCAACTGGTCGATCAGTGTCGTGGGCTCCACCGCGAACCTGCGATTGATTGCTGTGCGCGAGGTCGAAGGTAGCGGTGGCCGACAGTTCGAGCTGTACTGTCTGGAGAAGTTTCCAGACGTGTACAGCACACTCCAAGTGTCGTGCCCGAACATCGTCTCCGCAGCCGGTGCGAGCATGGTTTCGCCGACGCTCGCCACCTGTGCAGCTGCGCAGGTTTCGAGTAAGACGAAACAGGTCAACCGCGTCAACTTCGTCGATATCCAAAACCGGCAGGCGGCCCCCGATGACGTGTCGGGCGTGCTCGCGGTGCAGGCGGGTGGTGACTACGCGAACGACGAGGGCGACGCACTGCTTTACAAGATGATCGTCCGCCGATTGATCACGAAGCCGGGCGAGTTCACGCACATCCCGCGCGATCGTTTCGGCATCGGGTTTCGCGTTCAGGAACCGACACCCCTCTCCGATGTGCCGGCTCTCGTTGCGGAGATCGAGCGGCAGGTCCGGCAGGAGCCGGACGTGGACACGGTGTCCGCGCGTGTGGACATCGACAGCGACGGCATCGTGTACGTCACGGTGTCGGCGCGGCGTATCAGCACTGGCAACCAGATTCAGGTACGTTCGCGCATCCCCGATGCGGTTGTCTCCCTGTAGAGGCGAACATGGCTGACGCACCTTCGTTCGAGGACTACTTCCGCATCGCCCGCGACACGATGTTGTCGCGTAACTCGAAGCTCACTCGCGAGGTGATTGAACGCGAGGGCACGGACACCAACTCCATCGTGGCGGCCATCGCCGCGGTGGGGGACGACCTGAGCGCGCAGTTGGTTCGCGCGCAGGGGTCGATGCTGCTGAGCGTCGCGAAGAAGAAAGACCTCGACCGACTCGTGTTCGACCGATGCAGTGGCATGACGCGCAAGCCGGCGTCGCAGGCGCTCGGTACTGTGCTGTTCAGCACCACCGCACCGTCACCCAGTACGTTCTCGATCCCGAAGGGCGTGAAGCTCCAAACCTCCGATGGTAAGGAGTTCATCACCTGGGTCGACGCGACGTTCAACGTGGGCAGCACCGGCCCGGTCGCCGTCGAAGTTCGCTCGGTGTTCCCCGGCCTGGAGAATCAAGCGCGCATCGGCACGATCACATCCGTCGTCACGCCCATCGTCAACGCGCCGACGGACCTTCGCGTGACGAACACCGTCGCGACGACGGGTGCCGACGACGAAGAGACGGACGACCAGCTCCGCGCGCGCGCGCGGTTGTTTTTTACAACGGCCCGCCGGGGCACGTTGCCGGCCATTGAGTTCGCCGCACGCGGCGTTGCTGGTGTCCGCACCGCCACCGCGTTCGAGGGGCAGGATCAGCTCGGCCGCCCCGCGCGCTTCGTGAACCTCATCGTGACGGATGCGTTCACCGAGGCGCTGATGGACTTGGACCCGACGCCCGCGTCGTACCAGTCGCAGAGCCAGACGCTCGCGAACCAAGTGTTCAACGCGCTCTCCGACACGCGGGCCGCCGGCATCTTCGTGCAGGTGCAGGTAGCATCGGTCGTGATGCAAGCCGTCACGCTGGGCCTGCGTTTCTACGCCGGCAGTGACGCCGACACGGTGGCGATGAACGCTCGCGGTGTGATCGCGGCGTACATCAATTCGCTCGCGCCGGGGCAAGACCTGACCATCGCAAACATGATCCAACGACTTCGTACGGTCAGCGGCCTGGACGTGACGGGGCAGGAGATTCTTTCGCCAGCTGGCGACGTGAACGTGGCACCGCTGCAAGTGCTCCGCAGCTCGTCTGCCATCGTTGTCGCCACCAGCGTGCAGCCAGACCGCACGCTCCAGGGCAGTAACAACCCCGACGCCCCCGCGTACTAACATGGCGCCGCCTGTCATCACCGCGAACAGTCCGACCTCGGGCTCCGAGATCGCCACCGGCGACGGCATCTACGTCGAGGTGTACGAGAACGGCACCGCCATCGCGCGGGATATTCTCTCCGTCGAGTTTCCTGGGATGCTTCTTACAGAAGTTGCCTGGGATGGCTCCGCGTTCACGGAGTCGTACCGTGCACTCTCGACGCGCATCGCGGTCGTACACGGAACGTACGGCAACGGGTTCGGGTACACGCTTCGGCGCGCGCCCATCTGGCCCGACGGGCCGACGCTGCACACGTTCGCCATCGGTACCGGCGGTGAGCTCGCGGATGACACCGCGGTGTACTCGTTGGAAGCGCCTGCACCCGCGCCGGAGCCGTCTGTGGTTCCGATGTTCTCGCCGACAGCGGGGCCTGGGCCGTCGGAGTGTGACGGCGTAATGCACGACGAGGCGTACTACCTGCGTCTCGTCGATAACATGCTGCCGGGCTGGTACCTCGACCCGTTGAAGCTCTACGGCGACAGCGGGTACGAAGTGTTCCGCGCGTTGGCCTCGGTTGCCGAGCGCGTCTCCCTCGCCATTGAGCGCTTCGAGTGCGGCAACCTCGCGATGTACGCCGACAGCGGCGCGTTTGCGACGGGGACCGTCGAGTTTCAGCGGCCGACCGACACTGCCGGCGCGGTGACCGTCGGTGCCGGCACCATCTTGCGTTGCAGCAAGTCGGGCCGGCGCTTTGTCACCACCACCGACGCGGTGTTCGGCGCTTCGGACCTCGGCCCCGTCGCAGCGAGTGCCCGCTCGCTGCACAAGAGCTACCAGTACAACGTCCTCGGGCGTGTTATCACGCCGATCTCGGCGATTACGCTCTCCGGCGACGTGGACACCGTCGAGAAGATGGTGCAGCTCGACACGTCGGGTGCGCGCACGTTCATCGACAACACGATCACCGTCACGAATATTTTGCCGTTCACGAACGGCAAGGCAGCCATGCTCGACGCGGTGGGTTTCGACCGTGGAATTACCCGCGCTCGGAACGAGCCAGACAACCAGTACCGCTACCGCGTGCGCACGCTGCCGGACACCATCTCGCCGGACGCCATCGAGCGGTTTCTGGAGACGGTGTTCGACCTGTACGGACTGACGTACGACTTCATCGAGACGTTCGAGCCGGCGTACCAGACGTGCTGGGACTACCCGTCGGACCAAGCGGGTACGCCGACGTACTACGGCGGTGCGCTGCCGGCGTGGCTCTCGCCGTACGAGTCGATCTTTTGCTACGACTGGCCCGCGCCGACGACCCCAATGCGCAATCGGTGGCTGGACGACGTGGAGTACCGCGCTGCGTTCATCGTGGGCGTACCGAACCTCGCCCACCTCGAAGACGTGGGCATGGCGTACGACGACACCGCGATGACAGCTTCCGCGCACAGCTACACGCAGGGCGAAGTGGTGGGCCGCCGCGCGTACGCAGCGTTCGACGTGCCCGCCACGTTCAGTTTCGGCGTGCAGGGTGGGTACGACGGGTTCGACCTCCCCAAGCAGCAGTTTTACAAGACACTGTTCGACAACATCGCGGCCATCCGCGCTGCCGGTGTCGCGTCGGTGATGGAGCTCCGAGGAGAGTAGCGATGGCGAACAACCCCTGGGATCAAGTCATTCTCAACGTCCGCGAGCGCCCGCTCAGCACGGACATGAACCAGCAGTGGTCGCAGAGCGCCCGGTCGCTCCGTGAGATGCTGAAGTACCTGCTCGGCGTGCGCACGGCGGCGGCCAATCCGACGCTCACAGCGGGCGAGGGGTTTCTCGGAGATTCGTTTCGCGTCGGCCCCGAGTCCCCCGCGAGCATGAATATCGTCGTGCGCGCAGGGTACGGCTTTCAGAACAACAACAGCGACGTGCCTGTGGCGATCAGCAGCATCACGGGGCTCGACGACCGGAGCTCGTACAAGCCGCTGGTGTTGAATGCGGCACAGACCATCGCGGTTCCCGCCGCGGACCCGACGAACCCGCGCATCGACATCGTCGAGGTTGCGTACGACAGGTACGTTACCGACTCGCTGTCGCGCGACGTACTCGACACGGGTACGGGGCAGTTCGTCGCGACGCTGGTGAACAAGACGCTCGCCTTTCTCCAAGACGGGCGCACGAGCGTCAACGGCGCAGCGAAGATCAACTACAAGACCGGCACGCCGGCCGGCAGCCCCGCGGCGCCGAGCACGACGGCGGGATACATCAAGATCGCCGAAGTACGTGTCGATGCGCTCGCGACAAGCATCGCCGAGAACAAGATCAAAGACTTGCGCAAGGTGCTGTCCGAGGGCGGTCGAGGCCACCGCGTCAGTGGCCTCATCAGCCTTGCCATGACCGGATCGCCCCCCACGGTCACGCTCACGCACTTGATCGCGCCCCCCGGCTTCAATATCGCCATCGTTACGGGGTACGGCGGCGCCGGCCTCACACGGTACGCCAAGGTGTTCGTCGTCGGCGGGAACATCAGCAAAGCGAGCTGCCGAGCAGTCGCAACCGTCGCGTCAGGCGTGGACTACTTCAACGACACGCTGATTCGCTCGTGCGAGGTGGGCACCGAAGTCGGCGTGGTGGACAGCACCATCCAGACTGCGCTCGCGGCCGCGAGCGTTCCTGGCGCGGTGGCGGCAGCCATCGGGCAACCCTACGCTGCCGCGGTGCTCTCGCCGAAGCAGTACGACGGCACGACCGTCGCGCAGCCGACGACGGGCACAATGGAGATCGACTTCTGCATCGACTTCACGACGTAACGCCGTCTGACTGAGGGCTACGCGCGCGGTACGATACCCGCGCCATGCCGCAAGCCCTCATCACCGTCAACGCGGTCGTCGGATCGAACGACGATCTCCCCATCGACACGCTGGTCACGCTCGCCAACGACAACGTGGGCGGCGAGACGACGTACTTGTGGGAGATCGTCGATCAGCCCGTGGGCACCGCCGACACGTTGAGCTCAACGAGCGCCCCCTCCGTCACCTTCACGCCGAAGAAGGAGGGAAGCTACCTCATCAAGCTCACCGTCAACGGCACCTTGGAGAACAAGGTGGTCTGCGCCGTGCGACAGCTCAAGACGAGGATGCGCGTCCCGGCGGCGAGTGAAACCTCCGAGGTGAACTCCACGAAGGGCTGGGCGCTCGCGGCGAACCTCGTCCTCCAGCTCGCCGAGACAGCTAAGACCGACCCCGGCGTGTTCATCGGCGTTGCGGATGGGTCGCTCTCGGTGGGGCAGGTGGTGCGCGTCGTCAGTACGACGACGATCAAGGCCACGCTCCCGGGGCAAGAGGTGCTCTCGCGCTGGGGCTCCGCGAACGCCACTACGGCGGCGACCTGCCGCGGGATGCTCGGCGTGGTCGTGCAGTCAGTGGACGGCGGCGCGATCACCGCCGGCAAGCTCTTTCAAGTCCGCACCGTGGGCCTCGCGCAAGGGCTCAGCGTTTCGGGCAGTCCTGCGCTGGGCGCCCTCGTCTACCTCGACGACTCGGGCACACTCTCGGCGACGCAGGGTACGGTGCGACGGATCGTCGGCCACGTCGCGGCAGGCTCTGGCCCGTACGCGGTTTGGTGGGACGGTGCATTCCCCGATTTCGATGGAGCGTTCGTCCCGCTCGCCCGCACGCTCACGGGCGCCGAGCCCATCGCCGTCGCTGGTGTGCACTCGGCGGTAGACCTGAGCGCGAACCGAACGCTCTCGTTTCAGTTCAGCGGGCAAGCGGACGGGGATATCGTTCGCCGCGCGAGCGGGTCGTGGCAGCGCCTCGCGATTGGTAGCTCGGGGCAGGTGCTCACCGTCTCGGGCGGCGTCCCCGTGTGGGCCACGCCCGCGTCGAGCTCTGTCACGATCAACACCGCCTCACCGCTACAAGGTGGTGGCACCGGCTCGACCTTCAACCTGTCGTTCAGCGTCGCGAGCGAAGCGCACGGCGACCTGCTCTACCGAAACGCCTCGGGCTGGGTGCGTCTCGCCCCCGGCACCGCCGGTCACCTACTCCAGACGAACGGCGCCGGCTCCGCGCCTACGTGGGTCGCGCCTCCGGCGAGCTCCATCACGATCAACACGAGCGCTCCGCTCACGGGTGGCGGCACCGGAGCCTCGTTCACCCTTGGGGTTACCTTCGGCACGACGGCCGGGACAATTCTCGAAGGGAACAACGACGCGCTGTACGTCAAGCTCGCGGGCACGCAGACCATCACGGGCGTCAAGACCTTCAACGCCAATCTTCAGATGGCCATTGGGCGCACGCTCCTCGGCAACGCCGAACTGACGCTCGAAGCCACCGGGGCGAACCCGATCATCCTGCGCACCAACTCCACGGATCGTGTTCGCATCCTGCAAGGTCTGATGGTGGGGACGACGACGGACCCCGGCGCGGGCTCCGCGCGCATCGAAACGTCGCTCGGCCTCGGCACGACACCCGTGACGACGGCGATGCTGGAGATGAGCTCGACCACGAAGGGGTTGCTCATCCCGCGCATGACGACGACGCAGCGCAACGCCATCGCGTCCCCCGCCACGTCGCTCCTCATCTTCAACACGACGCTTTCACGGCACGAGTGGTACGACGGGTCGACGTGGCGCCCGCTCGGGTCCGCACTCGGTGGTGAGCCGTTCTACTTCGCTGGCCCCGCGGGCTCTGGCCCCGGCGGAAGTAACCCGCGGTTTGCGACCATCACCGCGATGGTCGCCGCGATGAACACCGACGGCGCGAGCAACAGCGCGCCTCGCGTCGGGTTCTTCACTGGCACCTTCACCGAGAATCCGACGCTTACGCCCGGCATCTTTCTCGTCGGACTGGGCGAGGCGCGCACGCTGCCCGTTATCAACGGCCGCGTAGACTTTCAGCCCTTCTCGGGGTCGGGCACGCAGACTGCGGGCCTCGCGCACTGCCGCGTGGTGCAAGCCGCGGCCAGCGTCGACGCCATTTACGCCCGCCCCTCGGGTGTCTCCGGGTTGCTTCTGCTCGACCGAGTGCACGCGGTCGCAAGCGCGACGAGTAGCGCGTACGCAGCACTCCAGGTCGACGGCACCGCAGTGGGCGGGGGCAATACGTGCGAAGTGCGCGCGACAGACTGCGTGTTCGAGGCTGCGGCCGGCTCGTACGCTCGCGGGGTCAAGTCTGCGAGCGCGACGGTGCGGGTGGCCGGGCGTGTGCTCGTGCCCGCTGCGACGAGCACGGTACAGTCGGATGCGCTCTACGTGTCCGGCGGCGCGCTCACTGTGGAGCGTGGGGCTGTCGAAGTGCCCGTCACCAGTGCAGGCGTCGACGTGTACGGCCCCGCGTATGTGACGGGTGGGGGCACGCTGGTGTTCGGCGAGGCTGTCGACCAAGAGACCGCCGCGCTCACTGCGACGAGCAATCCGCCGGTCACACTCGACGGCAACGGCGCGGCATTCATCACGAGCGGGCGCAACGGGGTCGAGGTTGGCAGCGCGACGACGCTGCACGTCAAGAAGACGGGCGCGGGAACGGGCTCGGTCGTCGTGCGCGGCCCGTTCGTCTACCGCAGTGCGAGCGCCGCAGCGCTACAGATTGACGCGGGGCTCACGTACAACGGTCTCGCGGTCACGCGACCGGAGCGCGTTGAGGTCGTGACCGGCACAGCCACGATCGCAAAGGACACCACGCTTGCGGTCGTGATCCCATCGAGCGCGAGCACGTTCACCGTCACACTTCCTGCCGCGACCGGATGGCAGCCGGACAGGCAGCTCACGGTGAAGTACAGCGGTGGCACGCACAAGCAAGACCTCACGCTTGCCGCGCCGAGCTCAGGCGCCATCGACTACGACGCGGGACTCGACACCATCACGCTCAAGTGGGGCGACGCATGGACGTTTGCCGCGCGCGACTCCAAGTGGCTCACGCTTTCGCGCTACGACACGACCGCCGGGGGCGGTGGCGGAAGCAGCGCCTACACGACCATCGTGTTGCACAAGACCATCACGCACACCATCAGCTCGATTGAGGAGGGGTGCGCGGGCGTCTTCCACGCTGCTGAGCACGACCTGACCGGCGGGCGCAAGGCGTACTTTCGCGCGGTGATGCGCACGAACTACGTCTATGAAGACGCGCGCGTTTCGATGCATGTGGCAGGTATGTCTGCCGATTTGAAGTACGGCGGCGTTACGTACCTCGCGACCAACTCTACCGCGTATGTCGAAGTGGTGAGTGACGACCTGAACGCGATGGGCGGCGCCGCGTGGCCTCCCGCAGACGGTGACGTGATCAAAGTCGCCTTCGGGTACTTCAACGGTTCTCACACGCAAGACAAGTACCTGTTATCCGCGGAGCTCGTATTCACGCCGTAGCACCGCTGCCACGGTCGGCGTGGTAGCGTCAGCGCATGGCAGGCTCCAAGAGCGATTACTTCGAGAATGCGCTCCTCGACTACGTGTTTCGCGGCGTAAGCCTCGGCTTAGGCGGGTCGCTGTATGTCGCGCTTTACACCGTGGCGCCGACAGACAGCACCCCTGGTACCGAGGTCACCGGGGGCTCGTACGCGCGTGTGGCGGTACCGCGGACCACGTCTGATTGGGCCGCGCCATCGGGCGGCGTCGTGCACCCTGCAAGCGCGGTCACGTTCCCCCAGGCGACTGCGCCTTGGGGCACCGTGGTGGGCGTCGCGATTCTCGATGCAGTCTCGGGCGGTAACCAGCTCTACTGGGCCGACCTTACGACGCCAAAGGCGATCGATACGGGCGACACCGCAAGTTTCGCGAGCGGCGCTATCACGGTGTCGGAGTCGTGATGCGCTACCTTCGCTGCACTTGGGACGCCGGTAGGAACTACTGGCTGCTCGATGTACCGCATGCTCTCCCGCAGCAAGCGTTGGAGAAGGCACGCGAGCACGTCCTGCGCGTGCAAAAGGATCGATTCCTCGGGCTCCCGGCGGGGTTCAAACGCGATGAGCTTCGCGAGGCGATTCAGCGACTCGCGGAGCCTGACGGCCTGCGACAGCGTGTCGTTGGTGAGCGGGGCGACAGTAAGGGTGATCTTGTGGCGTTCGCCGCAGGGAGGATCGGACGATGACTGCGACGTGGAGAGCGACGGCCGGCGCCGTCGCGTACGCAAACGCCAAAGACATGCTCAACGTGTTCAACAGCACGGGGGCGACGATCGTTCGCGTCTACCGCGCGTGGCACTTCAACAACGGCGTAACGGCGGTCACGGGCGTTCTCACCACGATGCAGTGCCGACGCATCACTGCCGCAAGCTCCGGCACAGGAGTGACGCCCGTCGCGCACGACACGACCTCGTCTGCACTCTCCGGCGTTACTGCGGGCACGAACCAAACGACGACGGGTAGCGATATCTTTCGTCGGTACCTGTGGTCCAACGACGAGCCGACCGTCTCGGGTGCGACGCAGGACGAGTGGGAGTGCCTCGTGCCGTACGCGCAAGTCTGGGAAGCCGGCTACGGCGACGCCAACGTCGAGCCCATCGTGTGCCGCGCGGGGCAAGGGTTTCAGTTGTACCACTCGGGGTCTACAGCGGTCGGGTCTGCTGACCTTGAGGTTGAATTCACGGTGACGTAATGCCAGCGCGCACGTACAGCCTGAGCGTTCCGCTCGCGCAGTCTTACGGGCTCTACCCGGGACTCGCGCTGCTGGTGAACGACCAGCCGGGCACGCGCGTGGACGTACTCCAGGTCGACGTGCTCCCGCCTGGCGGGCAGTCCGCTACAGGAGTCTCCAACCTCGCGGTGCAGCGTTGGTCTGCACTGCCTTCCGAGGATTCCGCGAACGTTTCGCCGATCAAGTACGACTCGGA